TTTGTCTATTTTACACTCCATAAGACGTTTCAGGTCTTCTTCTTTGAGGTGGCGGCTACGCAGTTGCGGAAGTTCGGGAAAAATATTCATAAAAGGGTCGCGGCGAAGCGTTCCCTGACTGACAGCTCTTTTAGTAATCTTTTTCAGATTATATAAATGCTGGTGGATGGTTTTTTGTTGCAATCCCTTGTCTGTTCGCAAAAAAAGGTCAAAGGCATCGAAAAATTCCAAGTTGAGAGAACGTAGCGACACATCATCCATATCATATTTTTTGCGAATGAATGCCAGTAGATGTTTGCAAGTTACATTATAAACATCAAGAGCCGGTTTATTACGATCCACACCTACACGGCTTTCAAATTCCTCATTGTGTTCTTCAAATAGTTTTATCAATGTAAGCGGTTTCTGTGCAACACCTTTTAGAGCATTTTTAACCAGTTCTGCGGTTACAAACCCTAATTTGGTTTGTATTTCGAGATAGTGGTTGTTTATACGCTTGGTAAGTTCGTCTATGTCGTTGTTCACAACCAAAGCGTTACGGCTGCGTCCGTTGGCTCTGCCGGTTTCAGGATTCCAAAGGGCGGGATTGACGGATACTTGTGTTCCGATCTGTTCCCAATCAGCATCAATGCTGATTTTACATAAAAGTTGGCACATACCGCTCTTCCTGACTTTTGTGCGGTTGATGTAGAACAGAATGGCAAATGTACTGCGACGCTTGCTGCGTCCGCTATGGGCTTTATCTTTTTGATTCGTTTCCATGATTGGATAATTTTAATGATTAAATAGCAAATTTGAATTTCCCGGAGATACGATTATCAAGGGCTTTCATATCCTCGTCGATTTTATCGTTGGTAATTTTCGCATAAATCTGGGTCGTCTTAATCTGACCGTGTCCAAGCATCCGGCTGACTGTTTCAATCGGAACTCCCTGTGAGAGCGTAATTTCCGAAGCATAGGTATGGCGGGCTACGTGAAAGGTAACTCGTCTATTGACGCCGCAAGTACGGGCGATTGTTTTAAGTTCCCTATTCAACTCGGAATTACTATACATTGGCAATAATCGCCTGCCGTCTGCTATTCCACGGTAACGTTCGAGGATTTGCAGGGGAATATCCAATAAGGGCAGGTCATAATCCATTCCTGTTTTGACGCGCGAAGTTTTAATCCAAAGTTCGCCGTCGGCGGCAAGTTCCAATTCATCCTCTGTGAGTTTACACATATCAGAGTACGGAATTCCTGTGTAGCACGAAAACAGGAACAGATCGCGTATCAGGTAGTGGTGAGGTTTGGCTAATGGTGTTGTCATTAACGCCTTTAATTCCTGCTGGGTCAGGTATTTTTGCTTTCGTTCCGGATAAGGCGCTTCGTAACCAGCAAAGGGATGGGTTGTGATTATCCCTTCGGCAATGGCATTCTTGATAATCGTACCAAGCCGTGTCGTCAGCAGAACGATTGTGCCCGGCGCTAATCCGCAATTCACACGCAGATAAAGGTCGAATTTATCTATGAACGACCTATCGAGTGCTGTAAAAGGAATATCGGATAGTTTATACTTCGATTTCAGAAACGCCGTAACGTGGTCAAAGGCGTTCCAATAGGATTTAGCTGTACCTATTTTGCGGTTTACACCGACCCGTTTATCAAAGTTTTCGTTATGCTTGCGGAAATATGCCAACAGGGTTTCCTGACCGGATGCCATACCCAGCAAGAGGTTTTTCACTTGCTCGGCAGTTGTATTCTCTCTGACTGCTGACAGTTCACGGTAATGCGATAGGGCGGATGCCCGTATCTCATCCAGCCGTCGATTGATTTCAACTGCCGTACCGCTCTTTCCGGTAGCACGACCTGATGACCACAAAGATACCGGCACGCACATTTTTGTACTAAACACGGTTTCGGAATTACAGATGGAAAGCCGTGCCATTATGAGACATTGATTGTCCTCTTTCGCTTGGTTCTTTTTCAGGTAGAACATCCCACACAGAAAGCGGATTTAGGCGAATTGGAGTAATTCAACTGACAGTCAGTGTAATATGCTTATCTCTGCTTAGTTTTTCCATTGCTGGAAAAGCTGTTTTAAGCAGAACAAAGAAGGCGGACGGTTTCCAAATCGTTACCCGATATAAAAAACGAAATGATTTATAAATGGTTCTTATTCTGCATTTTGCGTAATTTTGCGTAGCTGTAAATAACTCAATTGAAAGTAATTTTGTAACCAAAAAGAATTGAGTTATGCGGAACACATTTAAAGTACTGTTCTATGTGAACAGCAGTAAGGAAAAGAACGGCGTTGCCCCCATTCTCGGGCGCATCACGGTGAACGGGCAAGCCGCCCAGTTCAGTTGTAAACAAACGGTAGCCCTCTCCCTGTGGGATGCCAAAGCCAACCGGGCGAAAGGCAAGGGAGCAGAAGCCCAGAAAATCAACCATGCCTTAGACAAGATCAAGGCAAAAATCATCGAGCATTACGGACAGATCAGAGAGCGGGAGGGGTTCGCCACCGCTGAAATGGTCAAGAATGCCTATCAGGGTATAGGTAACGAGTATGAAACGCTATTATCCGCTTTTGACAAGCATAATACCGATTTCAGCAAGAGGGTAGGCAAAGATCGCTCAAAAGGGACGTATCAGAAATACTGTATCGTGCGCAATCATTTGGCAAACTTTATCGGGTCGTATTACAAACGGAAAGATATTGCCATGAAAGAACTTACTGAAGATTTTATCCGGCAGTTCGATATTTACCTGCGTACCGAATTATCCCTTTCCCCATCCGCAGTATGGATGTACACCGTACCATTGAAGATGATCGTTACCCGGGCACATTGCGATGGGTATCTGCACCGCAACCCCTTTGCACAGTATCACGCTAGCCTGTCCGTAAAAGAGCGTCAGTTTTTGACGGAGGAGGAACTGCAAAAGCTGATGAATCATTCGTTTGCCATGATGTCATTCACCCAAATACGGGATATGTTCGTATTCGGTTGCCTGACGGGTATTTCGTACATTGACATCAAGAACCTGACAACCGATAATCTGGAAAATATCAATGGTTGTTGGTGGATTGTAGCGAAACGGAAGAAAACAAATATCCCGTTCCGGGTAATGCTGTTGGATAGTGCGTTGAAGATTGTCGAGCGTTACAAACCTTTTAGAACCGGTAATCGTCTGTTTCATTTACATGCGAATACTTACATGAATAGGGCGTTAAAAATGATAGCAAAGGAGTGTGGGATAGAGAAGCCTCTCTCATTCCATTGCAGCCGTCATACATTCTCGACCCTTGCGCTGAGCAAGGGTATGCCGATAGAGAGTGTCAGCAAGATATTGGGGCATACAAAAATCACTACGACCCAGATTTATGCTAAAATCACAACCGATAAACTGGAAAATGATATATGGGCATTCGGCGAAAAACTGGAAGCGGGGTTAGCTTCGTTATCCTCATCGGCGAAAGAAAAGAGAGTGCGATAACAAGGTAGCGGGTAGAGATTGAACCCAGCCAATTCGCTATACAGATACTACCCGCTATATATACTCTACTCACAATACAGGAAACTGTCGAGAGGGGAATACAACGGTTGCTGTTTCGGTGTTTAACCGCAGCTACTCCAAAGGGCTTTTCAAAAAAGCCATAGCTTATTAGGGCATTTTTTTAACGCATTGTCTCCGACAAAGCTAAAAATGCCCCAATAAGCCAAAGGGATAAACCCCTCTGGACACCCCCGACGGTCGTTCCGACCGCAACCGCCTGAAGCGGTAATCATAGTAAATTATTCATTTTAAAATTTACCTAAATGGGCTTTGCAGTCTTACATATACAAAAGCCGAAAGGCAACGACTCGGGAACGACCGCCCATATTGAACGGACGGTCAGTCCGGCTAACGCCGACCCAGAACGAAAGGATCTGAACAGGGAACTTATCAAGTTTCCCAATGAAGTGGAAAACCGGACGCAGGCGATACAGCACCGTATCGAAAACGCCGGAATAAAGCGTAAGATTAGCCATAATCAAGTCCGGGCATTGCAAATTATGCTATCAGGTACTCCCGAAGACATGCAGCGAATCGTAGCCGAGGGCAGGCTTGATGAATGGTGCAATGATAATGTCAAATGGTTACAGGATACGTTAATGAGGGACAATTTGGTTTCCGCCGTTCTACACATGGACGAGAAAACACCCCATATCCATGCAACAGTAGTACCGATAGTAACCGGTGAAAGAAGAAAAGAGCGGGAGAAGAAGAAACAAACAGAGCCGGAACAAGACGAACCGACCAAAAAGAAATATCGCAAGAAAGCCACCGATACCGTCCGCCTTTGTGCCGATGATGTGATGACCCGTGAGAACCTGAAATACTTTCAAGACAGCTACGCCGAAGCGATGCAGAAATACGGTTTGCAGCGTGGAATTAAAGGTTCGGATGCAAGGCATATATCCACGCCACAATACTACCGTGATTTATATGCGAAGAACGAAGACCTGAAAGAAGATATAGAAGTATTGCAGGAGCGAAAGGAAGAGGTTTACGACAGTATGCGCGACCTGTACGACCGCAAGGACGAAGCGCGGGAGAAGTTCCTCGATATGGATAATTACGTCCGGCAAAAAGAGAAAGAACTTGCTGAGACGGAAACTCGACTACAGCAACTCAAACAAGAATATGAACCGTATAAGGCGCAGGATGATATAAACCTGTTGGTTAGCATATTCCCAAAGTTAAGCGAAAACCTACAGATGGCGCAGTTATGCAGGGGTATCGGGTTGACAATTGAGACCATAAAGGAGTTATTTACTGGCAAAGAGGTTACGGTAACAGGCAAACTGCATTCGTCTGAACACGACCGGGATTTTAATGTACAGGACGCCAAATTACAACTCTATAAAGAAGCTCATAACCCTAATAAACTTCATCTTTCTCTCAATGGACAAAATATTATAGAGTGGTTCAAAGAACAGTACGCGAAGATAAAGCAAACCATAAAGCCGCATATCAGCCCTGTACCACCCAAAGAAAAGAGAGGTCGGGGGATATAAAATAATTTTTGAAATACGCAAGGACATTTAAATGAAATTCGTACCTTTGTAGCATAATTTAGGAAGATTATGGACATCAAAAAATGGGTATCTGCATTTGGGTTTGCTCCGAAAGAGAATACAGCGAATACTTACAGTAAACAATATCCGCTATGTGGCGGCTATTGTATTGATGTTGATTTTAATAAGGAAGAAATATTTTATAATGAAATTGTTTCGGATAGTAAGACTACCCAAAATTTTTCACAACCTGAAAATTTCGTAGTACTTGAATGTGTTGATAGACTTTTAACCAAAGGATATAAACCTCAAAATATTATACTCGAAAAAGTTTGGCGCTCAGGTCACGGCACATCCGGTCGCTTGGATATTTGTGTGACCCACGATGATAGTTCTCCTTACCTTTTAATAGAATGTAAGACTTACGGAAAAGAATTTGAAAAGGAGCTTGCCAAGACACATAAAGACGGCGGACAGTTATTTACCTATTTCCAACTTTCGGGAGGTAAAGCCGATGTTATTATGCTCTACGCTTCCGAATTGAAAGGAAAGGAAATTGTCTATAGAAACGAAATCATCAAGATAGAGGACGAATATCGTAGTGGTGAAGTAAAAGACATTTATGAGAAGTGGAATAAACTCACTAAAGATAATGGTATCTTTGATTCTTGGGTTAAGCCGTATAATTTTCAGAGCAAGGCACTTACCAAAGAGCAACTAAAGGAAATACGCTCTGAGGATTCGAGTTTCATTTTTAATCGTTTCCTTGAAATTCTTCGTCATAATGTTGTTTCGGACAAAGGCAACGCTTTTAATAAGATATTTACGCTGTTCTTATGTAAAGTTTACGATGAGACCTCAACGGTTAATGGGGAAGAGCTACAATTTCAATGGAAAGAGGGTGTTGATACTCACGTTGATTTTCAATTACGCCTGACTGAACTTTACAGCAAGGGCATGCAGAAGTTTTTGGAGCGCACCGTTAGCGATTTCAACGAGGACGATTTCAATAAAAGGTGCGCAAATCTTAACGAAGAAACAAAAAAATATCTACTCCAAGAGGTCAATAAACTTCGGTTGGAGAAGAACAACGAATTTGCCATAAAGGAAGTTTATGACAATCAATCTTTTGAAGAGAACGCAAGAGTTGTAAAAGAAGTTGTAGAACTCATACAGGGTTATAAAATCCGTTATAATAAACGACAACAATATCTCTCGGACTTCTTTGAGATGTTGCTTACAACAGGATTAAAACAAGAGGCAGGTCAATTTTTCACTCCTGTTCCAATAGCTCAATTCATCATAAAAAGCCTTCCACTTGACAAAATAGTTGCAGATAAATTGCAGCAAAAGGACGGAGAGATACTTCCCTATATGATTGATTACGCAGCGGGTAGCGGCCACTTCTTGACAGAGTACATGCACGAAGTACAGGGTATTATCAACGAAAGTAATCCAAAAGATTATATTGATGCGACTGGACGAAAAATAAAGAATTGGCAAGACGATCATTTTGATTGGGCTACCCAATATGTTTATGGTATTGAAAAGGATTATCGTTTAGTTAAAGTCGGTAAAATCGGTTGCTACCTGCATGGGGACGGTTTGGCAAATGTAATTCTAAGTGATGGTTTGGCAAACTTTAGCAAAAACAAAGAATATAAGGGTAAGTTAAAGAAAGGAGCAAAAGACACATCAAAAGACAATCAGCAATTCGATGTATTACTAAGCAATCCGCCTTACTCCGTATCGTCATTTAGACAAACGACACGCGATTATTATACAGAGAATGATTTTGAGTTATATGCTTGTCTGACAGATAACAGTTCCGAAATTGAGTGTCTTTTTGTTGAACGTACAAAACAGTTGCTAAGGGATGGTGGCATAGGCGGTGTAATCTTACCGAGTTCTATTTTGAGCAATACGGGCATATATACTAAGACCCGCGAAATGATACTGCAATATTTTGATATTGTAGCCATTGCTGAATTGGGTAGCAATACCTTTATGGCAACAGGTACTAATACCGTTGTCTTATTCTTGCGTAGGCGCAATAATTACGACAGCAAAAACATTCGCGATGCAGTAGATAGCTATTTCAAAACGTTTAATGATGTTACAATCAATGGTATCGAAACACCTGTTGCGAAGTATGTAGCCCACGTTTGGGCGGGATTGGACTATGCCGACTATTTAACATTGCTGCAAAAAACGCCTAACAACAAGGTTAAGGTACACGAAATATATGCTGACTATCGCAAGAAGATACGGGCAAAGGATGAGGCAAGATTTTGGAATGAAGTTCTTACATTAGAAAGTGAAAAACTCACTTATTTTATTATTGCCTATCCTCAAAAGGTTGTACTTGTCAAAAGTGGAGAAAAGGAGGCTGAAAAACGCTTTTTAGGTTATGAGTTTTCAAATCGACGTGGCAATGAGGGTATTCATCCTATAGAGCGAGGTAAAAATATAGAAGAATGTACGCAACTTTTCGATGCTTATAGCTATGATAATCCCGACAAAGCAAGTACATATATTCATCGGGCATTCAAAGGTGATTTCGAGAGTGAAATTGTTGAAAGTATGCAAGGTAATGTTTCTCGCACTCGTTTGGTAGATATGTTTATTTTTGATCGTGTAGATTTCGACAAATCGTAACTATTCAGCCTCTACCTTCGCCACGCATTTTAGAGCGGGGAGTACCCTTTGAGAATTTTTGATAGCGGTGTCAATAACGGATCGGATTGTAGCAAA